CCCAAACACAACATATTCTGTTAGTAAGACCCGACAGAATCGCGGCAAGTTTTATAATTTGGAAAAGAAACCACTGACTACTGACAAGTTTGATTTTGAACTTTCGAATAATGGTGACAAATTCACAACATCAGAAAGTGTGGAGTATGTAAGATTCTCAATTTATGAGACAGTGGATCTAAATACCTTGATGATGAACCAAGGCGATGCATTAAAACCCTATGAACCCTATTCCGGCGGCTTCCCCTCCCCCTCCCCTGACTGGGAACAGCCCATCGAGATAACCGACCAGCCTGTGACAATCACCGTCAAAGGCGGTACAGAGCAGCAGTCTATCACCCTGATACCGCCTCGCCCGTTTACCAAGTGGGACAAGCTGGAAAAGGTGGATGGAGTGTGGTGCTGGGTGTATCAGCATAAGGTCTTGTCAGGAGCGGAGATAGCGAAAAATGCGAGTGAAATTCATTCGTCCGGCGCATTGATGGTAAGTATTTCAGGGATTGGAATTGCAGATAATCAAAATGAAGCTATATGCAATAAACTTATCTGTCCAACCAAAAGTGTGGCTTCTCTTGTGAATGGAGAATTTCGGATTTTGAAAGGAAATATATATATTAAATCAGATGACATTACGACAGTTGAGACAGGAAGGCAGTGGCTTGAATCCAACGATATCATAATCATTGCACAGACTTCGGCCCCTGAATCCATCCCCCTTTCCCTATCTGAGCAGGACAAGCTCAACGCCCTCACGATGTACGCAGGAACCACCGAAGTCACCAATACCGGCGGCTGCAACATGGAGCTGACCTACACCGTAGATACAAAATCCTATGTAGACAATAAAATCGCGGCTATCAGCGCCGCAGTATTGGAGGTTTAAATGTACGAGATTGTAAAGAACGTAATCACATCAAAGAGATACGCCCTCGATGATATGCTGAAAAAGATTGATACCCTCTGGGTGCAGAATGACATCACCGAGGAGCAGAGAAAGGAACTGGTTGCACTGGCGCAGGCAAATGCGGATCCAGAGCAGTCCAACGCGCCGCTGCAGACCCAGATTAATGAGCTGGCAAAGCAGCAGAGTACACTGAGAGAGACCGTTACCTCTCTAAACGCGACCGTCCAGAAGATTAAGGAAACGGTAGAGAGCGGCGGTACAGTCGTTCCGGAGCCAGAACCGGAGCCTCAGGAAGAATGTCCGGCGTGGGAGCCGTACAACGGTATCCCGCCAGTAAAATGGCAGACAGGTTCCAAGTGTACTCACAGCGGCAAGAAGTGGGAATCCATGGTGGATAATAACGTCTGGGAGCCGGGGGCGTTTGGAGTTGGCCCGGAAATTTGGAAAGAGGTAGTTTAATAAAAATTAGTCATAGGCACGCGGGAAACCGGGTGTTATTTTTCGGAAAAGGAGGGATAAAATGTGGAGTTAGAAATAATACTGGCTGTAATCGGATCTAATGCAGTTTTTTCATTTATCCAGTTTTTGATTAGTAGACATGATAGGAAAAAGAATCATATATCCGAAAATGACAAGAACCAAAGCGATATGATCTTGGGATTAGGGCATGATAAGCTCCTATTTTTGACAGATAAGTTTGTTTCGAGAGGCGTGATTACGATGAAGGAAAAAAGAAATCTGGATTATCTGTACAAGCCTTATGCGAAAATGGGAGGAAATGGAGATTGCAAAATTGGATATGATGCTTGTCAAGAACTGCGGATTGTAAGTGAAGAAGAAGCATTGAAAATTGATGGAGAGAGAAAAAAGAAAGATTATGGATTATAAAAGGCAGAAAAAGGAGATAAAGAATGGATGAAAGAGAAAATATCAAAGTTAATTGACGTTAAATCGATTATGACACTGGTGTTAACTGCAGGATTTGTTGTCCTCACCTGCGCTGGTGAGATTTCTGGACAAGAGTACCTGACGATTTTTACGATGATTGTAGGTTTCTATTTTGGAACACAAAGTCAGAAGAAGTAAGGAGGTGATTCGGATCTCCCGCGCCCGGCCGGGTGATGCCGGGTATTTCTATAAAAAGGAAGGAATTGAACTATGAAATTTTCAGAAGCTTTTGAAAAAATGAAATCCGGCGCAAAGGTTAAGCTGCCGTCATGGGGAGGATATTGGTGTTGGGACGCAGAAAAAGAAACCATTATGATGCATTGCCGCCTGCAGGATGCAGACAAGCCCGGTGATGTGTTTGATATTCGGGAAACGCAGAGGGTTGAATATACTCTGAAGAATATCCTGTCTGACGAATGGATCTTTGCAACAGAGGAAAACACTCCTGTGTTGGGTGGTGTGGCTGCCTTCGATTTTGGAACAGCCATTAAAATGATGAAGCGAGGCATGAGGGTTAAGCGGCAGGGATGGAACGGAAAAAATCAATATATTGAATTGGCATCCAATATCAGCTACAAGAATGCGGCAGGAGATGTTGTAAATTGTGAGCATGATGCTATTGGAAATAAATCCATTTCATTTGTTGGCACAAGCGGCATACAGATGGGATGGCTTGCCAGTCAGGCGGATATGCTGGCAGAAGATTGGGTGTTTGCAGAGTAGGAAGGAGAAAGTTATGGGAAGTCAGGAATTTTTAAATATTTGTAAAACAAAAGTGGCAGAGTATCACAATTTGAAGAAAGATAAAACAGATGCAGGCGCAGCTATGACAGCAGATGATGTATTTGTGGTCTGGTACTGCAAAACTCTCCAGAACCATAAGGCCCTGCTCAGCACTCCGGTGTCTGATGGAATGTACTACGAGCTGACCTATAATGGCGACAAAAACGAACTGTATTTTGATGCCTATAAAAAGTGGGAAAACGTCTGTTATCCTATGTAATTTGCGACGTCGCAACAGCCCTGGAGGAATCTGGGGCTTTTTTAATTAGAGGAAGCTATGGAAATTAATAAACAATATTTGACAATAAACAATTATAGCAGGCCGGGAAATCGTCGCAGCAAAACTACGGCTGTGGCCTGTCATTATATTGGAAATCCCGGAACGTCAGCTCAGGAAAACAGGAACTATTTTGAAAATCTGAAGGATACTCACACCGCCAAAGCCAGCTGTCACTATATTATTGGCTTGCATGGTGAAATTATCCAGTTAATCCCAGAGGAGGAAATCAGCTGGTGTACCAACCAAGCAAATAGCTATACGATTAGCATAGAGGCTTGTCATCCAGATGAGAGCGGTCGTTTTACAGATGTCACTTATCAGGCTTATGTGGAACTGTGTGCCGATATTTGCAGGCGTTGGGAACTGGATCCGCAGCATGGCGGATTAATCCGGCACTATGATGTGACTGGGAAAATTTGTCCCAAGTGGTTCGTAGATCATCTTGATGCCTGGGAGCAGTTTAAGGACGACGTTGCAAGCGCTATGCGGTCAAAATCCGGCTGGCAGCAGGAAGATGCCGGCTGGCGGTTTTATCTGGATAACGACCATTGTGTCGTCAATGACTGGTATGAGGATGAGGGGCGCTGGTACTGGTTTGACGGGGCTGGCATGATGGTGAAAAATGTTTGGTACCAGTACAATGGGCACTGGTATTATCTGGGAGCTGATGGAGCCATGGTAAAGGGACAGCAGACCATTGACGGCAAGTGGTACATCATGGACGATGAGGGCCGGATGCTGACTGAGCCGGTTACATTGACGCCGGATGCAGATGGGGCGCTGCGGTGGCCGGGGCTGGCAAAATAAAAGGCAGCTATTTTGCTGCCCTAAATCGTTTCTGGTTCCACGCAATCCTGGCGTCCAGATGCGCTCGTCTGCGCATTGGTAGGCCATGCAGCCGGTTCCAGTTGTTTCGGATCGCAATTTCCGGACATATGTATATGCGTCTCACTATATCACCTCCTCTTTTATGGTAAAGACGTAAGTGTTGTATAATATGTAACAAAAAAGTCTGGCAAGGGGCTGAAAATCATTAT